CGAAAGACATCACATACCTGCTCAGGATACTGAGCCATGCAGTCACCCTTTACCCATGCCTCATCGAATGAGTCAGCGTAGGTATATTCAGTGGCACACACTGGTGTGTTGTAGCCACGATTGTAGTTGATTTGATATTGCATAATTGATTAACTAAACGAAAGACATTGCAGGCATAACCTGAATACCAACAGCATCCTGTGAGAATGCACGCTTGTAAGCGCTAGCTACGTCCGTGATCTTGTCTGCACATGATGTACATACAGTCACAAGTAACGTAGGCTCGTGCTCACCTTTCCATACACCTTGTACGTGTTGGATAGTGTAACCCTCGAAGGCTACATCAAGCACACCCTCGATGAATGCACGAAGGTTGAGATCGGATACATAACCTCCGTTGGGAATGTTACGACCGAAGAATAGTTGGTAAGTTTGCATAACACAATGAATGAACAAAGTGTAGCGTTGAGTAAGCTACAGAAACCCATCGTAAGTGATGGGAAAGTGTAACTAACTAGGTGCTACTCAAGCAGCAGCAATGCGATGCTCGAAGACACGCTGAGAGTTAACAAGATTCTCATTAACCCAGAAGCCAAGGCTCATGTTCTTATTGAGAAGCAGGTTGGTGATAGCACGACGAGACACATTGATGTAAGCGTAAGTGTACCCATTCTTGAAGATGACACATGCAGTACCACGAATGGGATCAACAAGCAGACAATCAATGGCAGATGAAGTGCGGTCAACAACGTTGAAGCTGAACATAATAAACAAACAAGTGGTTAGGTGCGTCTTAGCGTATCGCTTCCACCGCTGCAACAGACGCATGTGGTGCCATGAGCAAACTTGTATACCGCCTGTGGCTCGGCGGTTGATGTGCTCACCCTTCTCGGCGTGACACGGCTGGCACCTAAGGAGTGTACCCTAACCCACAACCGGAACCCGCTCGGCAGTTGTGGCGGCAGTGACCCGTGGTCCTACTCAGCCCAATCTTCGATTGTCTAGGTGCTTTGCCATCCTAGCGACAGGGTGGCAGGTTTGAGGGAGGGAGTGGTCGGCTTGTCAGGTGGCACAGTGCCAAGGGCTGCTTGCCGTATTCAGTTGGCTTGGTCTCTCATCTCTTCTGGTTGAAGTTTCGAGACTCTCCTCACCCTTAACAGGGAGAGTCGAGATACTCTCAACATCAAAGAAGAGTATGGGTTCACGATAGCAGCGGCAGTTGGTGGACAGTTGGAGCAAGTGGCACATAGTACAGCCTGATCCATTGCGGTGCAGCGGTTATCAGTGTTGCTGATGGTACAGTGTTTGGCTGTAATCCATTGGTTCTCAATAAGCCTTGTTATTGCGAATCGCTACAGATGTTTGAGATTGGTGGGTAGGACAGTTGTACTACTGGCCACCTCTCGTGTGTGCATCTGCGCGTGTGTATGTGTGTGCGTGTGTACCTGTGCAGCCGCGTAGTGTCCGCGTCTACTCGCCCTCAGGTGCGTACATGTGCCTGCCTCCGCCCGTACGTACGTGTGATCCGGGGGTACCCATGGGGGGTCTGCGTCGTTGCTCCAGCGTAGTAATAGACTTAAGAAATTTCTGCCAAAAATTAAAGCCCCTCCAGAATGACCTAGAAGGGCTATGTAAATCATTCAATGCCTAAGGACACGCAAACATTAGGAACATGCTCTTCCAGAAGCTTGTAGACCTCTCTAGCGATGATTTGATGTTCTTTCTGCGTCCCATTTGCACACCTAAGCTGACAATAATGCAACCAAGACCGAATAGTGCCATTCATATACAACCGTGTAGGCGTTCCCAATGGTAAAACATCCCTAGCACACTCTTTAGCTACCCCAGCTTTAATCAGACTCTCATACAACTCAATAGCATCATCGAAGTGCTCTGTAATTATAGCATCCATTACGTCTTGAACATCTTTAGTGATGTCATCAATGCTATTCTGTCGGTTCTTGGGATCTTGTCTACGTAGTTCAGGTACAACAGGCTTAGCTGTTACCTCAGCATACCTCTGACTAAATTCTTGAAAGCTAAAGCTCCTATGCCTCAAGATCTGTGCCGCTACACTCCTAGTCGTTTCTATCTCAACACACATGTTCACCATCTCAAACGGTGACCAATGTTTATGATCAATGAGATACTTAATTAACTTTGCACTGGTCTCAGTGTTGTTTTGATTAGCTGGATTACTTACACGTGCCATATAAGCAATGAGTTGTTCAGCATTAGGAGTGATGTGTATGAGTTTAACAGAATGAGTCATAGGTGGTGGTCTTCTTGGTAGATGGAAGTAGCAGTAATATCATCCCATGCTGATGGAATATAACGATTCCTAATTTGTTCATTAAGTGTCTTAGGATGACGGAATTGATTACGTGCTGGTTGCTTACGATATGTTCTACTCATAACGCATACAGTAGAATAAGTAGTGACAGGATTCAGAAGGATTGGGAGAATCAGTACTCACAAGATTCAGTCAGTAGAGTAGATGAATGAACTAAGAGGGAGATATTTGTCTTTGGTCTTTTGTTCCCTCACTGTTCATTAATAAAAGAGAGGAATAGAACAAGACAACTTGTTTGTCTTGGAATATTCCTCTCGCAGGAGTTGGGTCCACCCTTCCCTTCCCCTGTATACATAACGGACCGCTCTTAAACCCAGGTGGGGACTGACTTTTTACCAGCTAGTTGTCTTGCTTGTTTACGTTGGTCTAAATTGAACCCAAAAGCCATGTGATTAGCAGCAGATTGTGGGTCATCTAACCAAGCTTCTTGTAGATCATTCCAGTCTTCTTGTTTACGCAGTTTAACTGCTTCATAAGCTGAAATAGCAAGAGCATCTGTGAAGTATTTAACGCCTTGAGCTAGGGAGTCTAATCTATCATCGTGTCTTACTGCACCTTTTTCACGGCACATGCGACTCATCTGGTAGAAGAGCATGTAGAGGAGTCTTGTCTCCGGTGCTGCGTCTTTATTAGAGTTAAAGTCCCATTCAATAACTGACCTATTGACAATCAATTTATGTTGGTTTAGAATGGGTTCAAGTGTATCAATGATTCGGTCTTCCTTACGAACATTGGCACGTACTTCTTCAATGTCAATTGCTTGCTTGGTTTGTTGTAGGTGCTTCTTAAAGAGTTCACCGACAATACCATCACCAAAGTTTGTCTCAATAAGAAGTTTAGTAACACCGTACTTTTTACAACCCCTAAGGATGTCTAACAAGGTAGAGTCACTATAGCCGTCTTGGTAAGCACGTACTTCGTGTAGATAGATGAAACCATTACGTTGAGAAAGGAAAGAAGCTGCTGTTTCATCGGTACCACGGCCTGAGGGGTCAACACTGCAGATAGTTTCAGTGTAAGGTAGCCACTCACCTTGCATAACCATTGGTGAATAGAAGTAATCACCAGGTAGACCAACTGTTGGTAGGTCTTTAATAACATTGCTAGGATCAGAACACCAGACTACAGCATCAGGGCATTCAGTAGGATTAACTGCTGTGACAATCAGGTCTTGCATCTTAAGTGGGAACTTCTCAGCATCACTCAAGCTAGTGTCTAGCATGAACTGAAGCATGAAGTTACTACGACCCATAGATGCTTCACGTTCTACTAGATCATCATTGGAGAAGCGATCAGGGTCTGTTACTGCCCAAGGTTCAACACCAGATTCAATGTCCTCCTGTACTTGAGGTGCAAGGAGTCCTTCGTAATTAGATAGCTTACGTGGGTAACGTGCTGGCCAAACAAATGGTTTGTAGTTGCGTTCTGCTAGCTTGCGATAGATTGTGAAGGTTGTTTGCGGTGTACCAAGGTACATGATTCGAGAGTCTTTCTTTGGTGTTAGAATAGACTCGGCTTCCGTACACAATTGTAGAAGCTTCTCTCGCATCATCTCAGTCATCGAGTTGCCAGGAACCTCGATGTCGTCTAGAATCATTAGGTCAGCACGGCTACCAGTTAACTGCCCGGTAATCCCGACGGACTTCACAGAAGGTGCTTGGTGTGGACTACAGGCAACATCAAAGCTAATTCGTGACCACCGGGCATCATCACTCTTTGGTCTCAAATGTGATAGCCAGGGTGTCTCGATAATCAGCTTCTGAAGAAAGATTGACATGTTATCTGCACGTTCCTTCGATGCCGAGATAATCATGATCTTCTTCTCTGGATTATTGAAAAGTGTCCAAAGAACAAAGGCACCAGTAATCCAGCTCTTACCTACACCACGAAAGGCTTGGATCTGTAGTCGTTTAGGTCCGTGTTGGAGGTAGTCAGCAATGGCGTATTGAGCACGTGTTGGGGATGGTAGGTCTAATTGTGACCATAACGCTTGAAGAAAGATCTTAAAATCGCCTTTAAGGGCGTCTAAAACATTCATAAGTACATTCTATCGTGTAAGAAGGGAGAGGCACCTTGTAGGGGCTTGTAGATACCTCTCCGTGCGTTTAATTGAAGTATGGAACCTTACCAAGCCGCACTTGACCACCAATAAACTTCAATTCATTGGTTATAGAGTATCCAACTGGGTTAAGAATACGTTCAATTTCTTGTACCTTTTTAGCTGCAGCAGGGGCTACTTGCATAGCTTTCTCTACAGCACCAGATTGTACCGCTGCTGCACCAAGCCCACTGACAGCAGATACTGCTCCAAGTGCTGGTGAAACTGGTGTAGGTACCATAGCAGCTAGACCAGTAGCACCAGATAACGCTTGAAGACCACTGCCAAACTGCTGCATAGGGGTTTGACCCTCTTGCATATAACCTTGTACACCAGCTTGTACGTCTCCAACATCAAAAATAGCGCCAGCCGCTGGTATTGCACCCAAGAATGCACCAAGTTTGGCACCACCACCAGAAAAATCAAACCTTTTTAAAGGTTCAACCAGTTTAGAAATTGGCTGTTCTAGTAAAGTATCGACTTTTTTAAAACTATCTTCAATGCTAGAGCCAATTGGAATATCAATACCAGGTTGAACGCTTGTTGGTTGGAATTTATTGTGGATAGATGATGGGATAATGCGAACATCACCCGACACATCATCAATATCAACAACGACTTTATCACCAAATTTGCTAGCAGCTT